GACGTTGAAATTCAAGAGTATCAATAATATTTACTAAATAGTCTTCAAATTCTATGTATCCATAGAGAGGGTCGTAGATTGTTTTCATTATTTAAGTATATATACTTTATACTTTATAAGATTATAAAATTAATAATTCATTTTTTACGAATAGATACACTTTTATTTAAGGACAGTCACTTAGGGACAAAAACTAATTCTACACCCATTAGGACATTGAGTATATTCATCGGTTAATGGTTTAATTTTAAAGTATTTATAAGATGGCTTAGAATAATTTGATCCATTTATAGTGGCATAAACTATATCATTATTTTCAGCAAATATTTTAAAGATATATTCAATGAATCCTCCATGAGTAAAAATAACTGCTCGATTAATATCATCATCTCCTTTCTCAAAAAAGTTTAAATTTTTATTAGCCCAGTTAAAGAACATTTCGGGATATGATTTTGTTAATAAATTTTGTTCTTTTCGGGCATCCTTTTTAGAATCAATATGTTTTACTATATCTGTATCAATATTATTCAATATTTCATGTTGTTCATTTATTGGTAAAGTCATATTATTATAACTAATATTTCTTTCAGCAATATGTGGAGCAACATATATTTTTTTATTAGTTTGTTGTGCTAACATAAAATAAGCAGTTTCTTGTGTTCTAATTAGAGATGAAGCAATTATAGAATAAGGATTTTTTTTAAAGAATTCATCTATCTTTTCCATTAAATTTGGATGTAATTCTTTTGATCTTTCAATTCCCTGAAATGTTAATTCTGAATCATAATACTGTACATGTTTTTTATTACTTGGTATAACATTACTACAAGAAATACCATGTCTAACAAATATTAATTCAAAAATATTATCTATTTTAGGAACAAATAGAGGTGGTTCTAATTCAAATTTCTCTTCATTAATTAGTTTTTCTAATAAATTTACTTGGATAACTAAATTTGATTTAATAAATTTTCTTATATATTCAATATGTTTTTTTTCAGCAATTACATAGGTAATAATATGAGATAAAAGTTTTATATTACGACTAATATCCTTATTTAATAATTCGTAATCATTACCTATATATGGAATAATATATTCATGTACATTTTCAGGGTTTACTTTTCCACTTTTTATCATTGCCGGTACGTTATTTATATAGTGTTTATTCAAACTTTTCTCTCTCCACCAAGTTTCATCTTTTTCTTCACTCATATAATATTATATTATTTTTTTTATCTTATAAATTAAATACTATTCACCCGTTGCTGAATATGATACATCGCTGTTCGAATACCAATTAGCATAGCATCATATGACATATTATCTGACATGTCATTAATCCGCATCGCTTCTCTTAATGTAGTCTCAAATAGTAATTTTGCTTCACGTGCTCTTAATGTTTGAGGTGATACAATCGGTGTTGTGGACAATATTCCAGCTACAGTTGATTCAGGAACATGACTTGCTACAGTAGCACTCCTACTCAATCCAGGTGGAGCTGCAATTCCAACCGGGCCATCATCTAATAAATTACTAACCATCAGATGTACTCGTGAATCTAATTCAATTTCTTCACTCCTAGCACTAACTTCAAGGGGTCGAGCAATAGTTGGTACATTAATAATACTCGCAGCACGAGCACTAATAACATTTGTAACAGTACTTGCAAAAGTGGCTGCTATTTCAGGAGTAAGACGGGACACTCTGGCCTCCGCAGAACTAGAAGCAACACTCGGTGGTCTAATAGCTCTAGTACGTGCTGATTCCATCGCAGCACTTGATCTTTCATAAGATTCAGTTGACATTTCACAATAATTATATGCCTTTGGATGATGTAATGTACATGGTTTTTGTCGATACTTTGTATTCTTACGACAAATCCATCCAAAACCACATATACCATGAATCCAACCACGGCCAGCATTTTCATCAATTATTCCATCTCTTACTTGAGCTGCCTTCGCAGAATCTCCACAATTCATACATAATCTATTTTCACGAACTGATGTACAATAATAAGGACCGATACATGCTCCGTATTTATTTGGTTTAACATAACCAGAGGATTCAGTCTCACGTGACGGGTGATGTTCTGTGGAATGGTCTAAAACTTCGGGACGTGATCCGGCACCACCGACTGCTGTATGTTTCTTTGAATTATTTTTTTCTATTGATTTAGCACCACCACCTTCGTGCGAATGAGATGTCTCACTAACATGTCGACGATAATCGCCGCTGGGAGCAGTAATTATTGTTGCTTCGGGAGCTTCAGTTGGTGTACATCTATGATAATTTGATTTTTGATTTTTTGGTTTACGCTGTTTGTAATTAACTTCCATTGTATGATTAAGATTTGGGATGATGGTTTAAATATTTTATTTCAATTTTTTTAATAATTTATCGTCAGAGAAATTATTAAAAAAATTGGGACGAGTGAAACGAGTAAACAATTTTTTTCGTCAGAGAAATTATTAAAAAAATTGGGACGAGTAAAACGAGTAAACAATTTTTTTCGTCAGAGAAATTATTAAAAAAATTGGGACGAGTAAAACGAGTAAACAATTTTTTTACACTGGCAAACCATTACTGACAAACCATTACTTACAAACCATTACTAGCAAACCATTACTGACAAACCATTACTTACAAACCATTACTTACAAACCATATATATATATATAGTAAACAATCTATGACAGTCCACATTAATTAAGAATTTTTATATAAACAAATATTACTATTAAATACTATGAGTTTAACTATTATTACACCGACGATTGGCTCACAATATTTACAAAAATGTATCAATTCCGTAAAAAAGCAAACCAATCAAAATTTCATATATTATATTGTTGTTGATGGATCAAAAAATTTAATGAAAGTAAATGATATTTGTAAGGATTTGCCAGATAATTTTAAAATAATACCATTATACGAAAATACTGGTGCTAATGGTTGGAACGGGCATCGTATTTATATTTCAATGAGTTTTTTAACTAATTCCGATTATGTTATGTTTTTGGATGAGGATAATACTTTAGAACCAAATCATGTTGAAAGTGTATTAAAAACATTAGTTGATAAGAAATTAGATTGGACATTTACACTAAGAAATATTATTGACAAGGATGATATATTTATATGTCAGGATAAATGTGAAAGTTTAGGTAATATACATCATGTTTGGAATAATCCAAATGATTTTTTAGTTGATGTAAATTGTTATTGTATTAAGCGGGAAGTTTTCAATAAACATTGTTTGGATTTTAATAAAAAAGCTCGACCAGTGAATGAAGATGAAGTTGATCGAGCTCTTTATAAATCTTTACAAAAATATAAGTATGAAACTACTGGACAATATACAGTTAATTACAGGGTTGGCAATAGGAGTGACAGTGTGAAGGCTGAATTCTTTATTCATGGTAATAAAATGATGGAGAAAGATTCTAAATCTATATATGTATTTCATCTAGATCCAAACTGGACAGATAAAATGATTAGTACTAATGAGTTTGATTATGATTCCAAGAGATATTTATATGAAGATGGAAATAAGACAATGTTGTATAAACTTAAAAACGAGTTTGGATATAAATTAATTGATGGTTATAGAAATGTTATTCCAACTGGATCAATTTGTTTTTTTACAGTTATGGATTTACGATTGTTTCCTAAAGAAATATTAGCAAGAAAAGATATTAAAAAAATATGTTATCTATTAGAAGGACCAAATTCATGGCATAAAGATAATTATAATTATCGAACATTATGTGAAAATTTTGATAAAATAATTACTTATTGTAAGGAATTATTTCCTGTTTCAATTGACCTAGGTAAAGAAGGTAGTAATGGAAATAGGAATATTTTTGGTGAAGGGAAGATCGAGTATTTTCCATTTGTTTCTAGATTTGACATGAATAATAAATATCATAAGGATATGATCAATAAGAATCGCAAATATGATAAAAGTATTGGGATGATATTAGCAAATCGTAATAATTCTGAACACTATGAGATTAATGGTGTTAGTTTAAAAAGATTTGATTATTTACGGAAGGAAATTGTTATGAAATTAAAGAATGTTACTGTACATGGACAGGGATGGGAATCTTTAAAATCTAATTTAAACAGTGTACAAGGTAAACTAGTAATAGAAAACATAACCAATCGCATGTTCGATGATACAAATATTTATCAATTCTATTCAAGATTTAATTTTGCTCTAATAGTTGAAAATTGTAATGCCGAAAATTATGTATCTGAAAAAATATACGATGCTTGGATTGCTGGATGTATTCCAATTTATTTTGGAAATAATAGTAATGATGGTATTAATTTACCAAAAGATTGTTACATAGATGGTAAGAAAGAAGATCTAGTAAATTATATTAATAATTTAACGAAGGAGAAAATTGATCAATATTACAATAATATTGATAAAAATATAGAATATATATTGGATAGAGTATCACCTGGAAAGTTGTGTAAGAAGATTGTTGAATTAATTTAATTCTAATTTATATAATTATATTAATTATATATATGTCAAAAAATTATTTACATCAAAGAAATAATCATCATATAAATTTAATAAAAATATCAAATATGAATTTATTAAGTACATCATATATGGATAAAACATCATGTATACATTTGATTTTATATTCTAATGGTGAGCCTTATACATCAACAAAAAAAAAGATTATTGAAACAATTCATAATTTTAGTACATATAAAGTTATTATACATGATTATAATTTAGAGAGAATATCAACATTAGATTGGTTTGATCATATTAAAGATTTACCAAATATTAATCATATAATTGAGGGAGATGGTAAACGTGATGGATATTATAATTGTTGGAAAGCTTTTATAACTAAGGACGTTTTTTCACAGATGAAAGATATTGATATATTATATTATGTTGATTGTTCAAAACATTTTCCGGAAGGATTTACTTCTAATATAGATAAATTATGTAATTTTGCTTTTAAAAATGGTTGTATTGCTGGAAGCGTTGGTTCTAATACTAATAATAATACTTTATGGTGTTGTGATAAATTAGAGATTTGGAATAAAATTATACCAAATAATAATAATACTATTTTTTTAGAAAAGATGCATGTATTAAATTCTTGGTTTATTATGGCAAAGAATAATACTAATAAAAATTTTATTGATGATTGGATATATTATTGTATTTATAAAGATGATTCATTAATATACCCATTAATTACATATCATCATACAGTTGATCAAAGTATATTTAATATATTAGTTTATAAATATAAATTATTAGTATTTTTTAATCAAAATATAAGTCATGATGATAATAAAGATAAAAATCGTGTATTAAAAACAGTAAATGATTCAAATAATATAAAAAATAATTTTATAATATTATAATGAAGCTAAATTTATAGTATTTAAAATTAAATTAATTATATTAATTATATATGTCAAAAAATTATTTACATCAAAGAAATAATCATTTTGCAAATTTAGTAAAAAAAAATATTCCAATTGTAGTAGAGAATGATAATCAAATTATTACAGAAAATAAAAATTTTTTCAGATCTGAAAATAGAAGCAATCTAAATTGTTTATATATGTTACAAACTAGTGGAGATATTCCAGAATTATTATCATTTATAAAAAAAAGAGATTATATCTTATTAAGCTATAAAGATAATACACCTAATACTACTATCTTTTATCCAAAATCTACTTGGACTTCTGGTAGGAATAAAATTCGAGAACATGTTTTAAAATTAGAGAAAAAATATGATTATTACATATTTTTAGACGAAGATATTAAATTTAAAGAATTAAATCAAGAAGATGGCTTTAATTATTTTGAAAAATTATTAAGAATATATAAACCAAAAATAGCAATTCCAAATTATTATAATATTTATACAGATTTATCCTATTCTAGTAATGCTACTAGTACAATTTGGCACGATCCAATGTATATTGCTTATAATTTAGATGAATTAAGCTGCGATAAGATCTTTCCCTATACTGAATTTTTTGATGATCGATCGTGGCCAATGTCACAATATATTATGACAATATTATGTTCTGATTACAAGAAACAAATTGTAAAATTTAATAATTTAAAGATCAAAAATGAAAATCATTCTCAATATCCAACTCAGTCTATTGAAAAAGAAGTTGAAAAATATGTTTATGATAATATTTTAAAAAAAGAAATTGAAATTTGGGATAAAAAAGATTTTATTGATATATTACCTGTAAATAATAAATGTATTGTTATAAATACTATAAATAAACCATCTAAGGAAATTGTATATTATTCTAAGTTAGAAAATTGGGATTTAATAATTGTTGGAAATTTAGAAGCCAATGATTTACTTTATAGAGATCTAAATTGTATTTATTTAGATTTAAATGATCAAAAAAGATTATTTCCAACAATTTATGATAAAATTCCTTTAAAATCATATAATCGAAAAATGTTTGGTTATTTATATGCAATTCAAAATAAATATACTATTATTTATGATACGACTGATGATACTCAATATTCTGAAAATTTAGATGATTTTTTACAGAATGAAAATTTAAGATTATCAAAATCTTGTTCATCAAACGGATTTGTTAATATTTACAAAAATTATACTAATCAAAATATTTGGCCAAGAGGAATAGATCCAGAACATATTTGTATCAATAACAAAAATAAATTAAATAAAGAAATTCCTAATTTAAAAGTTTCTATTATTCAAGGTTTAATTAATAATAATCCAGATGTTGATGCTTTTTATAGAATTAATGTTAATTTAAATAATGAACCTTTTATTTTTGAAAATAATGATGAATGTGATATTATTTTAAATAAAGATTCACTATGTCCTTTTAATTCACAAAATACATTCTGGATAGATTCAGATATGTTTTATACATTATATTTGCCAATAACAGTATCAATGAAATGTACAGATATATTACGTGGATTTATTACTCTTTATCAATTATGGAAAAATAATAAAACAATTAAATTTACATATGCAAATGCTTTTCAAGAATTAAATGATAGTGATTTACAAGAAGATTATGAATATGAACTTGAAATGTATATTATAGTTAAAAAAGTAATTAATTTATTAAATAAAAATACAGATGCATCTATACAAGATGTTTATAAAATATTAGTTCAACATGGAATAGTTAAAAAAGAGGAACTAGAGTTATTAAATGAGTGGATGAAATTTTTTTAAATATTATCTTCTTAGTATAAACACTGAATGACATGTATATATTAATGGATTTATATTATTATTAAAACCAAAATTTAAAAGTTGACATTCTGAACTAAAAAATGCCTGCATACCTTTTTGATTTAAATTTGATTCATACGTTCCTATTTTTTTGAAGAAATCTTTTAATTTTATAAATGTATCTCTTTTTCCAAACATTAAATGATCTACAAAACAATATAATATATTTTTATCTTTACAATTTTTAATATTTTCTAAAGATACGTAATTATTAAAAAAATAACAACCAAAACTTGTATCTGGATAATTACTTATATATTTAGGAAAAGTAATTTGATTATCTTTCATAAATTGTATGTATTGGTCAATGGTACTAATTCCTAATTCATCCATTTTTGTTTTTAATTGAGTTTCAATTTTATTATTAAATGTTATTTGTTTTAATAAATCATTTTCAGGCATATATGGATAAAACTCGCGATCAACTATAGATGTATCAAATCGCATCCTTACACCTATATCAAAAATAATATTATTTTTTTTTTCATAATCTAATAAATGATTTATTCCAATTTCTAATTGATGCCATTGTAAATGAAATCCGAAAGGTCCGTTATTACTATGATAAATGGTATGAGATGTTGTTGTCATTATTTTTTGAATTTCTCCATTTACTTTATTATAAATTTCTGACATTTTAATAAATGATGGATTACTTAATCGAGATTTATTAATTTCTTTAAAGATATCAATATATTTACTATTCTTATCATATTCATCAATGTAAAATAATACTGATAATGAATTTAAATAATTATTTAGCTTGCTAATTTCACTCTCAGTTGCTTCATTAACTATACAAATAATATAGATAGTAGAATATACTTTTTTACAATTATTAATTAATCTTTTAAATGAATATAACATGTCACTTGAAAAAAATTTTCGAAGTTGACCAGTTACAATAATACATATGGAACTCATTAATATATATATATATTATTTTTTATAAATAAGAACGCCAAAGTATTACAAATAGTTTAGTTCATTTTGAATAATCATTATATTAATAATATATATATATTATGAATCGAAATGCTAATTTTCATAAACATATGATTTTAAAAAAAATACATGATAAAAGTTTAATTAATATGGATCCAATAGTAGAAACAAGGGATACAGAAAAAGATGACTATAATAATAAAAATATTATAAGGAATAGTAATACTTTATTTCAAGATAAGCGTACTAATTTAAAGTGTATCTATTTAATTCAAACCAGTAAGGAAATGCCCGAATTATTAAAATGTTTAAAAAATAAAGATCATGTATTATTAAGTTATAAGGAAAATACTTCAGATACTACAATATTCTTTCCAAAATCTACATGGACTACTGGAAGAAATAAGATTAGAGAATATGTACTAAATTTAGAAAAAAAATACGATTATTATATTTTTTTAGATGAGGATATAAAATTTACAGATTTTTCTCAAGAAGATGGATTTAATAATTTTGAAAATTTATTAGGAATATATCAACCATATATAGCTAATCCAAATTATAAGGGATATTATCCAAATGTTATGAAAGCTAAAGTTAGAACAACTATTGAATATGATGGCATGTATAATGCTTTTTGTAGAGATGCTTTTTTTTCAAATGAAATTTTTCCTTATACTGATATTTTTGATAGTAAATCTTGGTGGATGTCTCAATATGTTATGTTTATGTTATGTTCTATTCTTAATAAACAAGTTATTTTATTTCAAGATATTCTAATATCTAATGAGAATCATTCTGAATATCCAAAAGGATTGTTTGAATATATGACAGAAGTTGAAAAATATGTTTCAAATAAAATATTAAATTTAGATGGATATCAATTAAAAAATGATAACATAGATATTGATCATTATACTAATACAAAATTAACTTCAAATACCCCCCTATCATTTTTATACCTGATTCATTCTCCAAAAGGCTTACCATATGATTGTTTAAAATCTAAAAATATTATTTTATTAAATTATTTAGAAAGTACAACTGAAACAACAATATTCTTTCCTAATTCTACATGGACAACTCAAAGAAATAAATTAAGAGAACATGCTTTAAATTTAGAACAGAAATATGATTATTATATATTTATTGACGAATCTGTAGAGTTTATTGATAATATACACAAATTTGGATTTGATAAATTTGAAGAATTAATATGTCAGAATACTCCACATATTAGCATTCCAAGTGGGATTTCAATAATTGAATTAAAAAATAATATAAAATTAGAAAAGGTAGAAAAATTAAAGGTAGAGAATTTAAAGGTAGAAAAATTAAAGGTAGAAAAATTAAAGGTAGATAATTTAAATAGTGAGAATAATTTTAAAATCAGTTTAAAATATAATGGATCAATTAATGCTTTATCTCAAGATACATTTTTAAATCCATCTATATTACCATTTGATGATTCATACGATTCAAAAGCATTAATAATGTCACAAAATATTTTTTGTTTCAAAGCTTCTTTGTTTAATAAACATTGTAGGGTGTTTGATGAACTTAAAGCTAATGTTAAAGCTAATGTTAAAGCTGGTATACAATCTTCAAACGGATCTTCAAACGGATCTTCAAACGGATCTTCAAACGGATCTTCAAACGGATCTTCAAACGGATCTTCAAACGGATCTTCAAACAGCTCTTCAAACGGATCTTCAAACGGATCTTCAAACAGCTCTTCAAACGGATCTTCAAACAGCTCTTCAAACGGATCTTCAAACGGATCTTCAAATGATTCTTCAAACGGATCTTCAAACGGATCTTCAAACGGATCTTCAAACGGATCTTCAAATGCTTCTTCAAATGATTCTTCAAACGGATCTTCAAGTGATTCTTCAAAAGTTTCATTAATTGAAACACATGTTTATAATAATCTTATAACAAAAGATTGGCATCATTTGAATTTTAAATGTTTACTACCAGTTAATAATAAATGTATTGTTATAACAACAATTAATCCTCCAACCAAACAAGTATTACATTATGCATGTCTTGTAGATTGGGATTTAATAATAGTTGGTGATTCAAAAACTGATAATTCTCTTTATAAAAATTTAAATTGTATTTATTTAGGGTTAGATGAGCAAAAAAGTTTATTTCCAACCATTTATGATAAGATACCCCTAAAATCATACACTCGTAAAATGTTTGGTTATTTATATGCTATTCAAAATAAATATACTGTTATTTATGACACCGATGATGATAATCAATATACTGAAAATTTAAGTGAATTTCTACATAATACCAAGGATGGTAAACCAAGGAATCTTAAAACATCTTCATCAAAAGGATTTGTTAATTTGTACAAGAATTATACAGATGGTAATATATGGCCTAGAGGAATTCCACCAAAAGATCCAAGTATTGAGATTGTACCGGAATTAACAGATGGTCAACCAAACTTGAAAGTATCGATTATTCAAGGATTAGTAAATAATGATCCAGATGTTGATGCTCACTATAGAATATATATTAGTGATAAACCATATACTTTT